CGCACCTGCTATGGTGAGTGGACCTTCATACCATTCGTATACGATGGTGCTTTGGTTGGCATTGTTGTTGCCAATTTCATATTCTAAGATTTTGATTATGTCTGCGGCATTGGCACTGCCGTTTTGAAAACTCACCACGGGACGCATGGTGTTGTCCATCATCCACCCGCGAGTGGCATTGGTGGCATGATTGTTAAAACTGTATTTGTCGCCGGCGTCTTCAGTTGTCACAACTGTGATGATATTGCCAATGGTGGCTGTAACATTGCCGGTGATGCCGTTGACCCAGACATTACCTGACACAGCGGGCATCTGTGTGATGCTGACATTGCCCAGGGCAGGTAGTTGATCAATGCTGACATTGCCCCAAACATGCACATTGCCTGTCACAGCCGGAAGTGTGGTAATGCCACCAACATTGCCTATCACGCTTACATTGGCATTGCCGCCTGTGACTGTTATGTTGCCTTGTACCGGAACAAATGTGGTCAAGTTGCCAAATGTGCCAACTTCGGTTAGATGGACATGAACTGGATCAGTGGGGCTAGATGCAACATTGACAGTGCCTGGCACATTGACATTGCCTGAGATAATAATGTTGCCAGCAAAGCCGGTACGCATGACAATGTCATCGTTGTCATCAACATATAATGCGTTGTTGATATTTTTTAAACGATAGTCGGCTAAGGGTAATTTATTACTGGTGCTCAATGATTAGCTCCAAGGTCGACCCTGGACCAATCCGCCAGTGTTGGGGTTATCTACTATGGTGTCACCAGAGTACTTGGTAGGTAGATCATTGATTGTCAAGGTGTGCGTTTTACTAGATGCTGTTCTATCAAGTCCTGCCAGGGCCAATTTGGCTTCTTGTCTAAGCTGACGAGTGGATAGTCTTGATATCTTGTTGTGTGTTCTTAGTACTGTTCCTGTTGCAATGCCTAAACTGTCAAGAGTAGCAGATTCGCTTAAGACTGATTCGTTTTGCACTATGTCGTACCAGGTGTTATCAAAACTCTGTGCTGTGTTAATGGCTGTTTTTAGTTGAGCAATTGTTTGACCATTGTCAATGGTGTAACTATCGTATACGGCTGTGTTTAATAAACTCTGAACGGTGATTGTAATATTGGCCATGCTTATTCCTTGGCTTGAAAGTCAGGGTACATACTAGGGGCATTGGTTCTAATATCACTAGGATGTTTTGGTTTATTTACATCATCGCCTTGTGCAATAATTGTAGCAATGGGTTGTTCTACTTCGTGGGGTGCATTTGCATATTCTGCAGAATTTGATGAAGCCACATCAGGTTCCTGTGCAGCTGTCAAGTTTAATGTACCTGTCCAGTCTAATGTTTTACCAATAATTTCACTAACTCTCATGATTTATCCCGTATCGAGTATTTAGCCAAAAAGAAACCCGCCGAAGCGGGTTTACATACTCAGTAAGCTCAATGCAACATGTCAGTTTCAATTTCCCAATATGTACTGCCACGATTTTCTGCTGATTCGATAGCAACATCAAATGGGTCATCTGTTAGTTGAATTACTTCTAGTATTGATTTACCCAGTTCCTGCAATCTAGGGTCATCTATCCACTCTTTGGCCAACATACGATATCCTTCTAGAACTGTTTCTTGTTGATCTGCATCAAGGTCTGCAATATCAACTTCTCCAGTATGAACAGCAATCATGAGTTTTTGTAATTTTTTCACAGTTGAGCCTTGATACGGTTAATTAATTCATTTGCTTCTGCAAACTCTACAGGGTGTATCTTTTCCACAGATTCGGGATTGACCATTTGAAAATTTTCCCAACCCTTAAGTTGCCCTGCAGGAATAGTCCAGCGTATAACAAAAGAGTATTTTTCTGGATCCATATTATGCCCAAAAAGATTCATTACGTTGTTCAGCACCAATTGCACTGTATACCTGTTCACGTACATCGGTGTCAGTTGCTTCACCGTATTTGTCTTTGTTGCCCAATGCAATCAATGCTTTGTATGTTTCGGACCAAGTCCAGCGTTTTGCTCGGGCTCGTTTTACAATGGTTGCAACTCGCTTGTTGCCTGCTGTACTAAACATACCATAATCTTTAACTAGCATTTCAAACTCCGTGTTGTTTAACAATGCTTAAATTATACAACAGAAATTGGCAATTTTCTAAGAGTATTTTTCAATTGTTGCGTAAAACCAACAGTAGTACTTTAGTGTAAAGTTTCCTCGTCATCAATGTCCTGTATGTCACGTATGCCAAATATCTTTAGAATACGCTCAACAGTTTTGGGAGCCTTGAATGGAATAACATCGGGCAAGATTATAGATTTGATTTTACCATCGGGGCCAATCACAAAACAGTAGTCGTCAGCGTCGGGGGCGCCGTCGTACATCTCATTTATTTCATTGATGTCTTCTTCTTGTTGTTTGGTTAACTTGCTCATATCTGCTCCAATTGTTCTTGGTATTTGCATACCTGTTTTTCTAATCGAGTAACAATGTTTGTGTCATGGGCAAACGTAGTTTGATATACTCCATACATTGCACATTCATGTATGGGTTTTGAAAACACCTGCATCTCGGCGGCAATACTAAAAGCATAAGCCTCAATCTCGTCATCTCCGCCAAGATAGTTTTGCTCATCACTTTCACCGGTGTAGGCATTTAATTTAGGTGTCCGGCCGTTTAGATGTTGATCTCTATGAACCAATTCATGACCAATACATTCTGCAACGTCAAAGCTGAGTTGGTTCCAATCGATCAAATCCGCAAAGTACAGGTTCTGGTCTGGATGGTAACATAATGTAATTGTAATGCTTGGTAAAAAACTAGCATCGTCAAAGCAATCGTAGAGTCCACTCACGATCACTGTGTCGGGATCAACTGAATAATCCCGATATGTTTTGAACACGAAATCTGTTGCAGGAAACTGTCTACGTATTATTTTTGTGATCTCGCTACCGCTGTAACTGCGACCCGCAATACGCTGACCCAATGCCTGCATTTTTTTGTATGCATCATTGAACATACTGAGATGTGCAGTTGATAACATTATTTGAATAATATGAATGCCATTATTACCGCTTGAGTAATAAACCCTGCACCATTTGTAATAATGTTCAAACTGTTCTTAAGAATGATTGCTCGACAAAACATAAGCACCAGCCCGCCCCAGGCAAACAACACAACGTCCAAGGTCGGTGTGCGATCACTTAGTCTAGTCATTATGGCCAACAAGGTTGGAATGGTTGCACAGTGAATTACAATAATACTGAGCCACTCTAGTGTGTCTGCAGAGATTTTATAAAGATGCTGTTCAAGAAAAGCGTTGATGCTATTTCTAACAACATTAATATCAAGATTAAATTTCATATCAATCCTTATAGAAAATATGGTGACCAATTTGGGTAATTTTTGGTTTCCCCCATCTTGGATTTATATGGTCAGCATGAAAGTAAATTGCATCTTTCATTCCCGGTAGTCGGAAATTTTCAAGCAATACTTTTTTTGCTACTTCTTCGCTTTCTTTATACAAGGCAGGGTACACAGCTTTCATACTACTACTGGGTATACATGCCCACGAAAATTGGCAAATAACTTTTTCATATATGATATTTTTCTGATATACTACTCCACAGACATCACGTCCAAAACGACCGTTGTCCACTCGGTTCATTGTGACTTGTGCTACTGCAACTTTACCTTCAAACGGCTCGCTGGCCGCCTCCCAATAAATGTTTTTTGTCAAGCAATCTAATTGCTTGGTACGATCAGCTGCGCTGACGAATCCCTGACGGTAGACATCGCTGTCTAGTTCAAGTTTGTTAAACTTAGTCTGTGTCACTGACCATAGCAGTGCCATCACTAAAGTAAATGCTAGAAATTGGACAATATTTCTAGAAAGAGTAAACCAAAAATTAGGCTTACCGTTTGACTTTTTATTTGTCATACTTTCTCCTTTGTTCTTTCTGTAGTTTTATATAACCACAAAAATTTTTGAGTTAAAGACTACTATAACCCGTAAAGCACATATATTATAGCGGTTTTTATAACTATTTTCAAGATAACTGAGCAGTTAACTCAAGTTGACTGTATCTTTTTCAGTACTGCCATGGGGTCAATCTTGGTGGTGTTGGCAATTCCTGCTGCCGCTGATGCCGCAATATTTTTGCCTTCCATGAGCGTTGCCTTGATGGCATCACCATAAACACTGTCACCGGCCATGCTCGTTAACATAGTATTAAACCCCAGTTGTTGCTTGTCAACTCCCATGTCATGAAGTTTACTTGCCGCACCAAGTAAGGCAGTTGGCGGTGGAGTCACTGCCGCAGTTGGAGTGATTCCCGCAACTGACAAGTTGCTAACTTCGGTTGCCAATTGAGTTGCAGTGGCCGCAAGAGCTGCTGTACTGTCACTTACAATTTTAGCCAAGTCGGCATTGCCACTTGATGTAATTGCCGTTTGTGAAGCAACAAATGCAGCCAATTTTGTGGGATTGGTTGGATCAGATGCCAGGGCATCAGCCGCAGATTTAAAAGCCTGCCCGACTGGACTAGACATAATTTTGGTTTGTGCATCGGCCAAACTTGCAAGAGCATCGGTGTGACCATGGCCGGCTGCGGTGCCAATAATATCGTTGACAGTTGGGTTACCAAATGGACCTGCACCAGCCCCGAGCATGGGGGCAAATGCCGCCTTGATATCGTCTGGCAACGGACTGGCAAGAGCATCCATATGTTTTAAATCAGGAACTTGAATTCCGCCCAGCATCTTGGCCAAATCTGCGGGTGATTTAAAAGATCCGCCCATGTTTGTCAACGCATTTCCTAATCCAGCAAAATTGCCGCCGGGTAGTTTGCTTAAAATATCTCCGGGTAGAATTTTCTTGGCATCAAGCAAATCAGCAGCATTTTCCACACTTGCTGTTGCCGGAAGTTGCATACCAGTCTGGGCTATGATCTTTTGTAAATCACTACCTGAAATACTAGATAATGCTTGTTTCACCAAATCCGGATCAGCACCAGCAATATCAGTTGGGTCAACTCCCAATGACAATAACTTATCACTAAGTCCGCCCACTGATCCTAACCCTTGTTTTTGTAAGTTAGCTACAAATCCAGTAGGATCAAACATTTTCTGCAGATTTGTTGTATCAAATGCCTTGCCAAAACTGCTAAACGCAGTTCCAAGGGCAGCAAAATCGGGTTTGGCAGTAAGTGCGGCTGCACTCAATCCGGGCATACTGGGCAAGTTTGGCAACTTTAATCCCAATCCGTCAAGTGAAGGTAATTTGATACCGCCAGGACTTAAAATCTGACTTAGGCCACCGCTGGCCATATCACTAAACTTACTCATGCCGCCGCCAAAATCACCAAAGCCCTTGCTTGATGCTTCGACTATTGCAGCCGACCATGCAAAACTTGCAGAGCCAAACGCACTGGCACTGGAGAAATTACTGATAAACTTTTTAGTATCTGGGGCAATTGATGCGGCTGTGGTGGAAATCTTGTCGGTAATACTGGCGCCGCTCTCGTCTAGCCCAGTTAGCCAACTTGGCATTGTGGGCCCTGTTCCCCCAAATGCGGCTGTGACATTGGCCAGAGATTGTGTCAGCACACTATTGCTAAAGGTACTGATCTTACTGGTTAGCTCACCACTAACTCCAAGTCCTTGACCTTGTAAAAAACCGCCTGCGGCAATGAGCATGGCGGGACTGATAGATCCACTCATAATTATTATCCTATATTAATACTTATGACCCAGTTTCTACGTCCGGACTACCTGCTGCAACTGTGTGTCCGCAACTGAGATCACTGCCCACAAAGGCCAAAGGTTGCCCATTTACAATGACTGAGCTACTTCCGGTTGTTATAGTTGCGGCCTCATGGGGTTTATGTTTTGCTGCCGGGGTGTACGGTGCATGACTACTGTCAACACTACCAACAGTGGCTGCACCTTGACCGTTAATGATAACATCCGAACTAACTCCACTGGAGATGGCACCATCACTGGTATCATTACTGGTTAATATTGCGGCTGCTGGCATTATACAATAATACTCTGTTTGGGAATTACATCAACACCTGTGGTGGTTTTGATATAATGAACCCGCATTTGTTCTAAACTTTCTGCATGGAACATGATGTGTGTTCTGTTTAGAAATACCTTGGCATCATCCTTGGCACTAAACAAACTTTGCATCAGCCCAAGACCTTGTTGACTTGGCATGACTGTACACGGTGCTGCAACTGACCAACCATCAACTGTTTCTTCTAATACCTTGGCAATGACTTCGTCGCCATTGACCAATTTGAAACTCACCACATCACCAGATGCGTATTTTTGATTTGATACCAACATTATAGAGCCGCCTTCAATTCTTCTTCATTTAATTTACGCAGTCCGTTGAATCCACCTTCAACAAAAAGTTTGCCGTCTTTGTAAATTTGTGGCACCGTACGATGTCCTTCAGCAAGGATAAAATCCTTTGCTTCTGTTATTTCATCAATCTTTAATTCCTCATATGGAATGTTTTTATTTTTTAGTAGAGCTTTCGCTTGATCACAAAACGCACAATGATTTTTAGAATAGATTGTTAACATAGTTTCCTCTTTATTGTAATTATCTTAAAGACTGAAGCCAGTAAAAGTATTTGAATCAACATCTTGTTTTGTTCCGCCAACCACATAGGAACTAATTTCAGTTTCTTGTGGTGCCACTTGTACATCTGCACCAGCGATCCATTTAGCGGTCCACGGCAATGGATTGGAGCCAGGTTTAATTCCACAGTCAAGTCCAATTGCAGTCATGCGTTTACAAGTCAACCAATCAACATATTGGCACAACAACTGTTTATTAAGTCCAATCATTGATCCATCTTTGAACAAATACTCTGCCCATGCTTTCTCTTGGGCTGCGGCCGCTAAAAACATAGCCGTACATTCTTCTCGGGTGTCTTCTTTGATCTTTGCAAAGGCCGGATCATCAGTTGGTAATAATTTTAATAGAGTTTGTGTTGACCCTAAATGTACATTTTCATCACGACATATAAGTTTGATGTTCTTTGCATTGCCTTCCATCTTCTTTAGTTCAGCAAACGCCCAAGAACAAGCAAAGCTCACATAAAATCTAATGCCTTCTAGTGCGTTGACACTGTTAATGGCAAGCCATAGTTTTTTCTTTAAATCGTACATATCAATGTTGACTTCTTTGCCATTAATGACATGTTTACCAACTCCCAACAAGTTGTAATAACCACCGTATTCAATTATATCATCATAGTACTTTGAGATGTCTTTGGCACAGTTTACAATGGGTTCGATTTCCATTAGGCCATCAAAAATCTCACTTGGATTACTGTATATGTTTCTAATAATATGAGTGTAACTACGACTGTGTACAGTCTCGTTGAATGCCCATGTAGTAATCCAAGTCTCCAATTCCGGTATGCTAACCAGTGGCAAGAACGCCAGGGTGGGTGAGCGCCCTTGCACTGAGTCTAATAAGATTTGTCTTTTTAAGTTGCTTGTAAAAATATGTTGTTCAAAATCTGTTAGTTCTTTGAAATCCTTGCTGTCACGCATGATGTCAATTTCCTCAGGTCGCCAAAAGAACCCCAATTGCTTGTCTGTCAGTTTGTCAAATTGTCTATACTTTAATGTTTCGTAACGCTGAATAGTTACTGGACCACTGGGATCCAGAAACATCAGTGCTTCGGTATGCTTTTGCTTATTGTTGATATTAAAAACGCTCATATATTTTTCTCTTTTAAATTACACAAGAATCACAATCTTCTTGATTGTCGATTTCTGCCAATGGTTTTGCCTCTGCGGCTGTCATTTTGTCTACGTCAATTTCTCCTTGACCATCATTTGTATTGAAGTAGTAAAGTTGTTTGGTTCCGTATTTGTAGCACATGATCAAGTGCTGGAGCATCTCACTCATTGGAATCTTTTCATCTTCGTAAAACTTGGGATTATACGAAGTGTTGGTACTAATACCTTGATCAATATATTTTTGCAATACTGCACATATTTTTAGATAGCCTTCTGGCGATTTTTGATCCCATAACAATTCGTATTTGTTTTTTAACTTGCGGTACTCGGGCACAACCTGTTTTAATACACCATGTTTACTTTGTTTAATACTTACGTAGTTTCTAGGTGGCTCAATACCATTAGTGGCATTGCTTATTTGTGCGCTGGTCTCAGCTGGCATCAGGGCCATCAGGGTAGCGTTACGTATTCCTGTAGAAAGAATTTGTTCTCGCAACGCTCTCCATGGCATACGCTCTTGGTGGGGGACTAACTCATCTACTTCTCGCTTACGAGTGTCGATTGGGAGCAATCCGTTGGCATACTTTAAATTTTGCCATGCAGTACACGGACCCTGTTCTTGTGCCAGATCCGCAGACGCTTTGATTAAGTAGTAACTCCATGCCTCTGCGTATTCATCAACTAATGCCAATGCGGCTGGATCACTATAAGTTACACCATGCTTGGCCAAGAAGTAAGCAAAATTGATAATACCATTGCCCAATGGACGATATTCCATTGTTGATAGCTCTGCTGCCTTGACTGGGTAGTTTTGATAACTCAATAATGCATCAAGCCCACGAACACTTAGAGTACACATACGCTCAAAATCTCGGGGCTCTCGTACATTACCCCAATTTTGTGCGCTAAGAGTACATAATGCAATGCGACCATTTTCATCATTGATGTCGTTAAGTGGCACAGTGGGCAAATCAATCTCAGTACACAAATTACTCATTTTGATAGGAGCAATTTCTTCTTTAAAAGGACTATGTGTATTTGCGTGATCCACATTCATTAGATAGATTCGTCCGGTATCCTTGCGTTCTTGCATGAACTTACCAAACAGTTCGGCCGCTGATATTGTTTTTTTACGCAGTTTTGTATTTCTTTCAGCACGTTCGTATAATTCTTTAAACAACACTTGATTGTTAAAGAAAGCTTCGTACATTTCAGGCAAGTCATGGGGACTAAACAGGGTGATATTGCCGCCTGCGATGAGTCTTTCGTACATTAACTTGTTGAATTGGACACCGTAATCCATCTGACGTACTCTGTTATCCTCTGTGCCTTTGTTGTTCTTTAATACCAACATATCTTCAATTTCAAGATGCCATAGAGGATAGTATGCAGTGGCTGCACCGTTACGTACACCACCTTGACTACAACTGCGAGTGGCGGCTTGAAATAGTTTTAAGAAAGGAGTAACTCCGGTATGATATGCGTCTCCGTTACGAATTGGACTGCCAAGTGCTCTAATTCCGCCAACACCAAGACCAATTCCTGCTTTTTGACTCACATACTTTACAATGCTCGATGCAGTGGCATTAATACTATCTAAACTGTCAGCAGACTCAATAAGAACACAACTGCTGAATTGTTTTTGTGGTGTTCGTACACCAGCCATAACCGGGGTAGGAAGAGAGATGTCAAAAGTGCTGATGGCGTCATAGTAATCTTTTACCCATTGCAATCTTGTTGATTTGGGATAGGCCATAAACAATGTGGCTGCAATCATCATGTATGCCACTTGAGGGGTTTCGAATAACTCACCAGTAACACGATTTTGCACCAGGTACTTGCCGCGCCATTGTTCCATTGCCACGTATGTGAATGTTTCATCCCGATCGTGCTTGATATAAGAATCGAGCTGATTGATTTCCTCTTCGGTATAGTTTTCCAGTAACTCGTTGGTATAGTATCCAATGTTGGTGTTTCTTTTAACTAATTTAAGCAATGGCCAGGGACTATACTCTCCATAAACCTGTTTATGTATATGGTATGTTAATAATCTTCCTGCTACGTATTGGTAATTTGGGGTTTCTTCACTAATTAAGTCAGCTGCACTTTTAATTAGAGTTTCTTGAATATCTGCACTTTTAATTCCGTTATAGAATTGAATGTGACTCTTAATTTCTACTTCGCTTGCGCTTACTCCGGTGATTCCTTCTGTTGCCCAGAACACTACTCGATGTAATTTTTCTAGATCTAGCGGCTCGTTACGTCCGTCTCTTTTTGTAACTTGTATTTGACTCATTGATTCCTCTTAATAACTATTCAATTTTAGTTCTTCTTTGTACTTGACTTTTAACTTTAGATTAGCGGTAAGTGTTTTATTTACAACCTCACCTTCAATCAAATTAATAACATATTTCCCATTACTGATCCAGACTAAATTGTAGCTGTGGTTAGTGCTCGGATCATTATATACACGTATTTCTATTTCTGGATCGTGTTTAGTGAACTTGATAGTATACAGCATACCAAGTGCTTTTGCAATGTCGCAGTAGTAATTTTCTTCCAGTAAAGTCCACGGATCCGGCCATTCGTCTGGTTTATTGGGATCGAGATAGTAAGGTGCAAACGGGCATCCGTGCCAGAAGGATACCGTAGCATCAAGTGCTTGTTCCATTGGAAGAAGGTCTAACGATTTTCGAAATTCACGCCAACGAGACAAACGCTCGCTGGCCGATAGTTTAAACATTAGTTGAAAAAGTTGAGATTGTATCTAAAAAATGCCGCTGAACCGGTACTGCTGGTTGTGTAAGTTATAGTGTTGCTAGACATACCCAGGGTCACACCAATATCTGTTGCTGACCCAATTGACGTATCAACATAGTATGGAGTAACTCCGTCTAATGCGTATTGGAATGTTCCTTGCGCTCGATTAGACCCTCTGAGAATAGAATAACTAATACTTCCAGAATTGGGAAGTATGCCTGGTACACTAATCAAAGCTGGTGAAGATTGATTATCCAATAGAGTAATGTTGCCTCCGGTGCCAGTTACGCTAGTACCAAGTGTGAGACCAAGATTTGCTTCAAGATACGCTGTTCTACTACTAACTGGACCCACACGAAGAGCAATGACTCTGCCATTGTAATTGTCACCAATGCTGTAATTTCCGTTGTCTACATAATTAATTGTAGAGTTAACATTTGACACACCATTGGTATAATTACTACCAACGTCATTAAAGAAGTTACCACTACTATAAATACCCTGAACACCTGCATATGTATCAATGGCACGGTCCGCTACTTTGTCAAACAGCGTATTAGTAATTCTATATGCGCCGGGAAATCCCGAACTACTATTCTCACCTAGTTTAATACCTTTATACACGCTAGTTATATAACAATCAGTTAGGCGAATACTCTTACCAGCCTCATCACTTAACAAGGCATATCTTGAATTAATAAATTTACATTTATTAAAATTTATGTTATTTGTAAGTGTTGCAAATGATTTAATTCTAACTGCGGTATACGCTTGAGAGCCAGCGGTTGTTGGATTAACTAAACTGCCTTTAAAAGTTACAGCTTCAAAATAAACGTTGTTTGCACTATCAATATTGGCCACATCTTTGTCGGCGGTGTTTTCAAACATCATATTTGAAATATTGATATCAATTGGTAACACTGCACTATTATTGCCTAGATAGGATCCGGTCTGGAATAAAGAATCTGTTAATGTCAATACTGATGATTGTGATGAATCAGTTTGTTTAATTACCGAATTAGAAATACCATCGCCAACTAGTCTTGCATAAGGCGGAATTAAAATTGATGCTCCGGAAATAATATATGTACCAGCCGGAAAATATATAGTTCTACGTACCCAGGTATTGGTATTGGTTACATTAGATATGTGTTGATATATTTCTCTAATGGCTCGATTAATGGCAACCGTATCATCAGTGACGCCGTCACCCTTTGCACCAAAATCTTTAACACTAACAAAATCATCTAGTTTATCTTGATAGCTGCGATTGGACGGAGTTAACAGAGTGGTACCAGTTAATGCAGTGTATCCGCCAGCATTACCTTTGAATACATAATTCTTTAATACTGCAGCAAAATCAGTATACTGTGTTAATACTTCAGTGACTCCTTCTGCAGGAGCTCCTTCTTCAATGGTACCGTTACCAATAAAAAGTCTGCGCTGGTCCACACTCCAACCCAATTCTGCGCTTGAAAGTTGTGGTAAATCTTGTTGTAACCCTCTACGGGCTTGAATTTTACTAATCTGTACGACAGCCATGTGCCTATCCTCTAAACTTATTGTATATTTAGTTAGTTAGATAGTAGAGCTCAACACGTTTCATCCATTCGTCAGTCCAGTGTCGAAACTCGTCTCCTTCAACAACAAATTCTAAGTATTCTGGTGTCGAATATGTGTTATCTGGCTGTAATTTGGGCTGAACTGCCATCAAAATTACACCTGAGTTAATGTCAGTACCATGTGTATCATTGTGTGCAGCAGCATAGGCTGCAAGCTGAATAAAATAGTCGCCAATATATTCACGCTTCTTGGGTTTGTTACTTTGTTTAAAGTCCAGAATAGCAGGCTTTCCTTTCCATACTCCCACACAGTCTGTTGTTCCTGCATAAAGTCCACTATAATAAACCGGTACTTCACTACCCCAAAATTCATCTACGTGACATAGACCTTTCAGTATAACTTCTGCGGCCATGAACCAACTTGGATGTGCAAACGGGTTTGTGGGCAATGGTTTCATTTCGTCAGTTAAAACAAACGACTCAAGATAACTGTGCATACGTGTACCACGATTTGCAGCCTCTGTGGTTATTTGTTGTGCTTTTTGTTCGCCTACATTTTTCCTCCACTGAGCCAGAGCAGCACGGGCTTCTTCGGGTTTGGTTCGATCTAAGATAGTAGTAACACTTGGCACTGCACTCCCATCTGGTAAACAATAATGTCTTTTACCATCAACTGTGGTTCTGCTAATCGGAGTGTAGTTATATTTTTGTAGAATCATATAGTTAATTATATAGTTTACTACAGGAATAGTCAATAAATATTTCAATGAATATACTCATATCTGGGTGCAGTTTTACACATTGGCGCAATTATCCTGGCGGTCCAAATACTTGCTGGCCACAATACTTAAGTGATCTTGAACCAACATGGAACATCAAAAATATAGGAGAAGCAGGCGCCGGTAACCAATATATATCCGATGGAGTTATGCGCCACATAATTGAAAATCCCGATATACAATATGACCAAGTGTTAATAATGTGGAGTGGAGTGAGCAGGCTTGATTACCTCACTGGGCTCGAAGATCCATCATGGAGTCAGTTATTTGATAGTTATGGTTTCTATCACAGAGTTGACAGTTGCCCAGACAAATTGGGTTATATCTTTAGCGGCGGGCAAATGGGAACATGGTTTGCAAATCCAGTGGCTAAAAATATGTTTAGAGAAATGTACAAGGTAGCAAGTCCACTAAGTCTTGCCACTATTAATGTAATGGAGATGCTAAAATTACAGGCGTTCTTTAAGAGCAAGAATATCAAATACAAGTTCATGAGTTACATAAACTACTGGGGTCACGGAGATAACTTGTCCCGGAACGGCGACTTTGGACTAAGTGATTATCCAGAAGTAACACGTTTGTTGAACGACATGGATTGGGAGAATTGGTTATTCACTGATGGTCGAAATGGCATTTATGAAATGGCCGTTGCCAATGATAATCTACAGGTAGATAGATTTCATCCCGCGGAAGCCACACAACGGGCATGGGCCGAGTTTGTTAGAAAATCTTTAGACTAATATGAAATAAGTAGGCATATCGGTCTACATTACTTTTATTGTATCCTTCGTGCCATGTATTATGTAAAGTAGCATTTAGCCAACCGTGTTCAAACTTGCTATTACTTTCCCAATACTTTTCCGTATCTTTATCTGTTCTGTAAAAAAATGTACGGTGTTCCGGAACATCCTCTGGACCAAACATTAACATACCTGTACAAATTAAACTACGGGTATCAACATGACGCGGACATGAGAACCCCGGCAGGTCCTTTACAAACAACCCCCCAGTAACAGTGATGCGAGACATATCTTCGGGGGTTATACTCCAATATGAATATATTTGATTTTTATACAATAAATCTAATACACTTTGTTTAATTTCGGGACTATGCAAATATTCTTGTATAGAAAATAGACAAGGTGATGTTGGCTGTTGTCTCATTTCCAGTCTATTGGGCATTGCACATTGATGTGCTGTGGTCCAGTCAAGTGAGATTAATTCATTATATACTTGTTGTTGTGTATATCCAGTATCTAAATGTAATTCCCAAGTTAGTGGATCGTGGTTAACATCTCGATGTATAGGAGTTGTACTAATTCTCATTAATTACTTTCGTAATTTGATCTGCACTATATTTTGTCCAGTCTCGGGTCATAATAAGATTATGATTGTATTCTAAAATATCATGTATTTTTTCAAGCACGGGCTCAATTGGTTGCGAACAGAGCAGTTGAACTTGTTTAAATGCGGCTGTGTATCTCTCATTATCATTAATTATTTGATCATAACTTTCGTCAATTACACAATCAAACGTTTTAAATCCAATTCGATGTAAGTTAGCAAGAAACTTGTATCCAGTAAATGCCACAAACAAACGTCTGGCAATAAATGGTTTAGCTGTTTTTTCACTAAAGAAACTTAGTGTATTATCATGATCTGTTTCTGCAATAATACTATACGCAGTTTCGTTATATACCTGTAATGGCATAATACGACTTAGACTGGTTAATATTCCGTAGTACTTGCACCAACCAGCAGTGCCCGGCTCTTGTTCTATAATTTCTGTGCCGGGTTCATATATAAAATAATCCTTGGCATAGAATACATCATCATTCCATGCGCCGCCGTAAGTCATTACAAATTTATCTTCTAATGCGTTACTGTTTACTCCGTTGGCCACAAAGTCTCTATGTGGTTTAGGACTACCTAGTAATGCATCAAAATATTTAGGTTTACTATTATATGGTTGTAACTCTGCTAGTTTGTTGGGAAGTTCTTTATATGTTGCAGATGTTGTCTTAAACCAGTCGCCCCAAAATATGATATTTTTGTTAATATCTTCTCGATCATTCACGTACCCCGGGACCGCCCAGTATACGTTATTGTGGTGGCATTTATTCCAAATATTCCAATGAAAGTTATGTAACTCACTTTCAAATGTAAAAACATATTTGCTAACTGCACTTAATTGATTTATTTTATCTTCAAATCCCACATACGCAGTCGAGTTGCCGCCATAGTCTACATGCAACCTATGAGTAGTAAATGCTATTTTTGTTTCCGTTATACTTGAGATGTATTCTTCAAAATCGTGACATATAGATATATCATCAGCAAACTTAATATTTGGTATCCACTGTTGATCAATAATTTCACTATCACTGTATACTAATATCATACTCTAAAACTTTCTCCACATCCGCAACGATCACGTTCGTTGGGATTTAAAAATTTAAATCCTTCATTGAGGCCTTCCCTGGCATAGTCTACGGTCATGCCCACCATATATGCTTCGTGTCGTTTGTCCACAAGTACCACAAAAGTATCCTGTGCATAATTGATAGTGGATTCATCTGAAGTATATTCAGTAACATATTCTAACACATATGCAAGTCCACTACACCCGGTGGTTTTTACCCCAAGACGAATACCGGCGTACCCTTTGGTTTTTAATAATTTTTCTATTTTACTTTTGGCAACATTAGTTAACGAGATCATGTTTCTTTCGATAATCTGCTACCGCCGCCTTTATAGCATCTTCTGCCAGTATACTGCAATGTATCTTAACTGGTGGCAATGCTAATTCTTCTGCTATTTCACTATTTTTGAGTTGCTCTGCTTCTTGCAGACTTTTTCCCTTAACCCATTCAGTAACCAGGCTACTACTCGCAATAGCAGACCCGCAGCCATAAGTCTTAAACCGTGCGTCTGTAATAATGCCATCTGTAACCTTTATTTGCAACTTCATCACATCGCCACAAGCAGGTGCTCCCACCATACCAGTGCCGACATCTGAGTCGTCTTTCGCAAAAGAACCCACATTGCGTGGGTTCTCATAATGATCTATAACTTTATCCGAATATGCCATAAAATTTCCTTATTAAGGATAGTATAGCAGAATTAACTACGGTTGCCTAGTGCTCTGCTTGCCATACCACTTACTGTTTTTTCTGGAGCAGTTTTTCCAACTGTGTCACCATTGCCCGGTTCTTCGGTGTCACTGAACTCATCGTCACTAAACGGAGTTAAGTAAACATACTTTTCGCCATTTTCGTCATCTTTAATGTCGGCAACTAAATTCTTAACTGCCTCATTACTTTTACGTGCTGATTCTAAAGCATCAACGTTAAACATTTCACCACCAGGTAAACGTCTAACTAGATTAACAAGACTTATTACACGTATGCGCGGCACTGCATGTCCGTGTGCGCGATTGCGTAATTCTTCTAAGGCCGTAACCAATACACTGTCACCGCGAATTTCGGCTTCATCCTCAATTATTCCGCTAAGGCCGCTATCCTCTTTAACAATCTCATGAAATCTCATTAGTTTCTAACTCTACGACGATTACGAATTCTGCTTTCAGCCATGCCACGACGTTCACGTCCCAGTTCTTCGCCACCACCTGCTGCCGCGTCAACTGCACCAAAATCGCCACCGGCGTCTAGATCACTCATTTCACCACCGGTGCCAAGTTCGGGACCTAAATCGGGTGCGCCACCCATGCCCATGCCCATTGGTTGTTCAACTTGTTCTCCGGCCAAGCTACGTGCAGCGTTATCTGCTGTCTCACGGCCTTGTTGTAAAGTACCTGCTAAATCTTGTAATAGTGGTGCAACTGAATTCTTAAATCCATCTGCTTGTTCCATGCCAAGTTGATCACGGATTGTGTCTAGCAATGCAGGCAATTGCTCGTTTTGCATTTTACCAATCTTTTCCAACATGTCTTGAATTGAATCAACCATGTCCTTGGCTGCTAGAATAGCTTCACTTTTTGCCATTTCGCTTTCAGCAATGAACTGTGATTTATTGTCACGCATCCAGCTGTGTAGGCTTTCGCGAACCATAAGCATTTCCATATACTTGGGATTACGTTCAGCTAGGTGTACACCATGGCTGTTTTTAATTTTACCCAGGGCTTCATTAATGGATTTGGCCATTACATACGCTTTTTTTAGAGTTAAACTATCATAATCAACGGCAAAACCGAATCGGCTTTCCATGACTTTGTTCATTTGTTTAGCTGTTGGCTTTGTGCCCATATCTTGTAATCTCATAGTGATTTTTCCCAAATACCTTTCAAATATTTAGCCGAATTTAAAGTTTTTTCAAGATCATTTCTTGCATCTTCCAGCAAACTTTCATTCTTTGCCATTCGAGCATTACACACATCCACTGTAAAGTAGTCCTTGCTTATAGTAGCACGGGCTTTTCTATACTGATAGTTGGTTTGATCCTGCGTATACTTACTTAGCCTTACGTCTTGGTACATAAGAGTTTGACTCTGCTTGATTCGATCGGTATGCGCCAGAACACACCAATATACTGCTGACTTTTTGCTGGTGAATGGGTTTACTAAAGATCCCCATTCATCAAACACTTGCCAGACTTGATTTATATTTCTAACTGAATATTTGCCAACATGATACCCAGATTTTGATGGAGTTATTACTAACTCACTTCTGCTTATTTTATCGGTTTCTTTTTTGGTCCAAAGCCCAACGTATAAACTTGCGGCTTCTGCGGCCTCTACAATTTCTTGTATACGATTCTTAGTGACTTTTCTTTTTGTATGTGATTTTGCCATCTTGATTCTTTCGCAATAAAACATCTTTATTGACTAATTGATTTGCTATGTGTTGCTCACGTAGCCCTAGCTGAGATTTTTCAATTATCTCATGCTCGTTGAATAATCCGAGTATATCAGATTCTTCGTTGGTTATCGGTACTTGTAAATGATTGGTTAATTCAACTATCTTCATTTTATATGTACTATTAAAGTAATAATACCGCCAATCATTGCACCAACTAATGTGGAGCCAACCGCAATAATTGTCTTGTTTGATTCGTTGGGAGCCGACGCAATGGCTGTCTTTATCTCACCAATGAGATTTTCAATTTTACCCATTCGAGTATCTAAACTCGTTAGTCTTTCGTCCAAGTTGCTGTACCTTTCAGCGCAAAGTTCTACGTGCGCCTCAAGACTCTTCTTTTCAATATCTGTGGAAGCCATTTGCTTCATTCCTTTTGGTTAATGGGTAATGCTGTTTTATATGTGCCATAAAGAAATTGCCAAAGATGAGCCTGAGTGGTGCCGTAGCATTAAATGTTATTTAAGTCTATTGCTAGATTCTTAAAGTATATATTTTTAATAGCACCATGCGGATAGAATATTGGAAGCATAAAACGAGCAGTCTCCTCGAGACCTTGAATAATTGGTATTTGTTCAAAGTCTTTTACTAATGCCCCCAATGGATTGTCATCTAACAAAAATACATCTGTGTGTTCCACTGCAAAAGTCCAGGCCCAGATTCTATGACACCCTTGGTAGTATTCTCCAAATTCCCACCCCTCATTTAAATTGGTTTCTGTACATACTGGGCCATTAATTAACAACGGTTGTGTCCTTAATCCAATGGTTTGTAATACTGTTTCCCAATTACGTTGTTGGTTTCTTTCTCGCTCTTGTTCTTGTTGGTAACGAGTCACCCTCGTGGCTGTGATATCCACCAAAGTGTATCCTGTATAAAACTGTAAATCGCGATCCATGCAGATATTTATGTACAAAGAAAAAGGCGGAATTAAACCGCCCTTTTATGGTGTTACTAGAAATTATGCTAGTTTCATGCCACCTGTGCTAGATACCACAGCACTACTTACAGTACTGTTACCATATACACCTAGTTGTGTGATGTTTGCACGAATGTAGGCTTGTAATTCACTATCGCCCCATGCACTGTGTTCAACTAATACACTTAGCTGACTGGTAGAACTTTCTGCTTGGTATGCCACGACTGTATTTCGTTGACCGATAACACCGAGAATTTGTGATACCAACCCAACGTTGCCACTAGTGCGGTTAGTGCCGCTTTCTAGTGTTAAATTACTAGCAGCATATCCGCCAACACCAGTAATTTTATATGCAGTAATACGCCCACTCATACCAGTGGCAATAATGCCAGTTGCTGTGCGTGAACCACCGTCTGTGTTTCCATCAATGTCGGTCCAGACAACTGCCGTCGCATCACCGTTTACTTTTAAAGCACCAATTGCCATGTTATATCTCCAATATACTATATTTAGTCGTGTTGTAAGGTTTTGTGGCCAATAAAAAACCCCACCGAAGTGGGGTTAGTATTTAACGCTAAGTTAAAATTAAGCCAATGTCCAAACACCTGCGCTAGTGAAACCTGCGCTAGTTGTAACTGCGCCTGCTGATGTACCAGTTGCCGCTGCAACTGCGTCAATGACTGCACCGTAAGCACCAGCTGTAGTTGCACCAGCAGCTTTGTTAAAAGTTGCGTCGTCTACCAAAACTGTAATTGCTGTTGTTGCACTTGCACTGTCAGTTGCCAAAATTGTACCGAATTGTGCAATAGCACGAATTGCTTTTGTACGTGTACCTTCGACGATTGCAGAACCTGCACCACCTGTATCAGCAGTTGCGATACCTGTTTGTGCGATTTTGATCAAACGTGGTTGATAACCACCAATGTTAAATCCACCACCGTTAGCTACATCACCAATTGCTGGTGCGCCATTAACTCTTACTTGTCCGATTGCCATGTTATTTCTCCTAATATAAATGGGCCTTTACGCCTCATGTAAATATTTATCTGTTTGACTAAAAAGTCGTTGGTTACTTATTGAATAAAGCTCTGCTAAATTGGCCGCGGTTTACTAATTTGATTAGGCCGTGTGGGCTCGGAAATACAAAACCTTCGCCACCAGATTGTTTGTTTACGCTTTGTGTAACGCCTTGTACTTGAGATTCAAGTTGCTGTGCTAGGTTCAATTTATACGCATATATTGCGTTCCATATTGCTTTTAATCCAGTATATCCCGGACTTTCTTGTACTTCATCATCGCTGTTTTTCTGGAATAACAACCCGGAATAATCATCACCCACTAGTGCATTATATTGTCTTGCACTGATATTGTGCTTCATCCAATCATGCAGATCTTCGGCTGTTTGAGCTGTAATCTTTTTATTAAAATATGTTTTAATTGATGCTCGTGTGCTTGCAGGAATACCAACAAACAAATCATCAACCGCAGGTCCAAATTTTTGTATAGTTGCAGCAGCAGCTCTTGACAATTGCACTGGATCTTTAAGATTAAACCTAATACCAAGACCGGGTTTGATGACTGTTACCGCACCAGGTACTGTGACCAGCCCTTTTCCGTCCCATTCAGTAGCTGTGCCACCCAATTCTCCAAAGTGTTGATGCACAACAATGCCCCCACTACTGCCCTTAATTAAGGAACCAATGGTGCTGTTAACTGGAACTTTGTATTCTACTGTGTTTGGTTGAAATACATAATTGCCTTTGACCGGGCTCAATGCGCCTGTCCAAAGTAAGTCGCCCCAGTAAAACCCAGGCCCCCGTGTCACTGCATCAAGTCCGGGCCATAGTATGGCTAACTTGGCATACAAGTCCGGACGCATGGTCCCGCTGGGCTTTTGTGCGTCATACTCTTGCCATTGTTGTGGGCTAGTGGCCATTATACGTTTCTCAAACATGTACTTGTCCATCACAGCCAATTGCCCCTCAGGAGTACGACCAAATATCAATGCTGGGTATCCGTCCCATTTGATTGTAACTTTAGTGGGATTGGCAATTATACCACCCATACTTTTGACTGCTTGTTCTGCAGCTGCACTGCCATTGAATATACTATCCTCGGGATGAGGAGTTCTATCAGTGGTATCTTCATTTAATGATTTTACAAAACTAAACTTAGTCTCGGGCAGTTGCTCGATCCACTTGGCAGTGCCCGGCATGATATCTTCTGGTAACTCAATGATACCATGTGCTGCATCCTGTCTTGCTTGTGCCAGTTTACCTTCACGGTCCGGATCTTGCTTCAATGCTTGCATCATTGATGCAACACTATCCAAATCACTCTCTTTTGCCGTTGGTCCCAATAGTATTTTGGCAACTTGTTTTCGAGTTCTACCAACTACATCACCTGTGGTACGATCAATCAACTTTGCAGCAAATGGATCAAATTTTAACCCCATATGCTTGGCAATACTGCTCATAAGAACAAAGTTACTACCACCATGAAATTTAGGGTCATTGTACATACCACGTGGTCCATGTTGATGCCATGGTGCAACCTTATCTGCTTCGGGAATCACCATTACATCAACTTGAGCTATACGTGATTCACCATTAAGGTCTTTATAAGGAATGCCCATAAACACCGTGCGGGCCTTAGTAACTGAATCTATTTTTCTAGAAGTAAGATATGCTTGTAATTTCTTCTTTGCCGCCAATACTGGGTCAACGGCATTATCTTGGGTTTGGAAATATTCAACTACATCCGTGGCATCAATCATTAAATCAACGTCACCACTCTCGTCACGAAACCCACTGCTGCCAATATTTACTTGTAAATTTTTTAAAATTTCAGCTGGCAGTGATTCTCTAGCAAGTGTTGCAACCTTGCCCGAATCTTCTCGGGCCACTGGGGTTGCTTTTTTAATTGCGTTTCCGCTCATTGTGTGCCTCAAATATAATACCACGTTGCTTAAGTTCAAAGATTGCGGCTTCGCGTAATCGCTTGCTACTCATTCTTCCGGACTTAGATGTCAACCACCATTGAATATTTTCATTAGTGAGTTTCTTAAACTGACGCTTTAAACTTTCGTTTGTACCTTTAACAATATTGGCATTACTTGCTGTATCGTAAGCCAATTCTGCTTCTTTACGTAATGCTGATTGTTCTTCAGGTGTTAGTGCATTATAACTGGCAATTAATTGTTGAATAAATTTATCTGCAGGTGCAGGAGCAGTTTGTGTGGTAGATGCAACAGGTGCAGATTGCTGAGTAGACGGTTCTGCGTTTGCTGTTGCATCTACAGGTGCGGTAGTATCTTGGTTAGGAGTTGTTACTAAATCTGCAAATGTACCAGTTGGTGTTTCCGGAGTTGGTGGCTCAGTTGAAACTGCTGGCTGTGCTTGACCTGGTTCAGGTGCTGCCGCCTGAGGACTTGTTGCGGCTGGAGCATTAGGATTTCTGGCATTCTTCCAAACAGCAGCCTGCTGGTCCATTTTAGGATCAATCTTGCCCGTAGGATCTGCAATTGGGTCAACACCAGTTGCAGCCGGGATTCCGGCAGTTTTATACACAGATGCCACTGCATCAGTAGATAATCCGGCTTGTTGCAAAACTTGTGCTAATTGTTCACTGTCAGTTGGACTACCAGCTTTTTTCCATGCTTGTTGTAACTTATCTGCCGTAACTTTGGTTGTTAAATTCTTGGCTTTAGTTTTCATCCAATCCAACGGACCTTCGGACAATTGGAATACTCGACGAATACCAGCTTCTGTTAATTGTACACCACCACGTGGTTTACCAATGGATTCATGCAATGCCCACATACGCACTGTTAGTGTTTGATCAATATTTTCACGCACTTGTTGACCCTTAAATAACATTTGTGCAGCTCTCATGTCTTCTGGGCTTGGTGTTGATCTTCCATACTTAGCAGCCTCTTGACTTGCTAACTGCTGAACCTTGGCATCCACTGGTATTGGTGCATTGATTTCTGCCTGACTAAAATCTGAGCCGCCAACGGTTTGACTTATAGCAGGGGAATCGGGAATGGCTGCTTGCAATTGTTGTGGTGTCATACCTGTAATTTTTTCAATTTGCAATCTCTCTTCGGGACTTGCAGTTGCCCAGCCGGCGGCTGCGTTCTGCGTGGCTGCTAAGTTTGCTTCTCGATCTGCGGCCGGTAAATTAATTTGTCCTTGTTGTCCACCACCCATTGCATCAAAACCGGCTTTAACACCTTGAGCAGCCAAGTTACCAATGGCACCAGCGGCTGCGCCCATTGCGGCACCTTTAAGGCCAGCCTTACCTGCATCTTTCCAAGATCCACCTTGCATCTTAGATGACACTACACCCAGTAGGCCGCCAACCAATCCACCTGCGGCTGCACCACCAAGTGCTCCGCCTAGTTTACTACCAACTTGACCTGCAGCAATACCTGCGGCGCCACTAAGGCCTGCCAATATTAACTGTTGTACAACGGGGTTCTTCATGCCCTGCTGTATCATTCCCATAGCAGTCTGTTTTGCTTTCGGGTCTTCAATTTTTCCTACAGCATCTGTTGCCTTTTGTTCAAAGTCTTTTACAGGTCCTGCATCCGGTGCAGGCAAATTCTTTTCAAACTTAGATTTAATCGCATCTACTTTTTGCGATACTGCATCGGCACCTTTACCTAATGCAGTTCTATTTCCGCCATCTGTTGTAGCTTGTTGTTCAGCACTAGTAAAAAGTTGGTTAATTTGTTCGGGACTTAATGCAACTTCAGCAAGAAACTTGTTAACTGGAACAACAAAGTTTTCATTCATTTTTCTTAAGTTAAGTGCAGTAACAGGATCGGCTCCCACCATTAGGCTTTCAAGCAATGTTTTTTGTTTTATAGTTCTATTGATTTTCATTTTCTTTTACCTTCTGCCATTAAGCCTGCAGCACGTCTTGCATCAAGTGCTTTCTTAATTTCTGCTTGTGAATCTTCTTTTGGTGCCGGTGCCGTTGTAGGGGCCGGTGGTTTGCTACCAATCATGTTACTAGGCATCATTGTGCTAGTAGTTGGTATACCGGTAGGTACATTCATTGTAGGTGTCTTGTATCCAGTTAATGTTTTACTGAAGTCCGGAGATGGTGCAGATGTTTTAGGTGCAGTTCCATCTAAGAATGCCTTTAGAGATTCTGCATCTTCACTGTTTCTACTAATCCATTGACTAATCTGTTGTTTGCTCATTGTTGGCGCACTAGTTGTTGTACTAGTTGATGCTGAGTTACTAGTGGTACTGGTTGTTGGTGCTACGTTACCTGTTGTTGGTGCGGCGTTGCTAGTAGTATCTAATGGGATCTTTTGTCCTGTTTCATTGTCAAATTTTCCGCCTGCAGCACGATGCGCCTCACGTTCTTCGGGAGATAATGGAGCAGGGGTTACATTGCCTGTTGTTGATGCGGTGTTACCAGTTGTGCCAGTTGTTGGTGCAGTGTTACCAGTGGTACTTGTTGGTGCGGCGTTACTAGTAGTAGGAGTGGTAGTAGGAGCCTTGGCACCACCCATCTTGGCCCTGTCGGCAGCAGCGAACGCTAGAGTCATGTACTTCTGTACTTGATTGACATCTCTGGGATTTCCACGGAATGGTGCTACCTGTGGGCCACCAGCTAACTTTTGTGTATACCCAGTTAATTGCGTAGACAGTTCTGCAGGATCAGCATCAGGGTCAGCTTGGATCGTTCCCAACCATTGAGACGCAAATCTATTGGCAGTATTGGCCTTTGTTGTGGCAACATCGCCGGCTTGTCCACCAATCGTGTTGACTGCTTGTCCTTGTTTGTATCCCTGTATTGCACCCGGTATTGCTCCGGTACCCTGCTTCCAACCAGTTTTTGCACCCTGGAATGCAGATTTAATCGTGTCCAGCGGACCTTCGGTTAGTATTTCATTAATTTTCATTGTTACGCTGTCTCCTAATTCCGCGAGTGAATTTTGCAGGGTCTTGCGCTCTAATACTGTTGAGCAATCTACGTTCTAATTCTAGACTAGTTTCAGTATCATAGTGTTCTTTGATATAATTAATCAAATTAATAGCCCCTTGAATAACGTGGGTTGCGCGACTTTCTACTAAACTAGCCTGATCTTTAGCTACAGGCATGTTAGCGAGTTCGTCTAATATACTACGGGTACGTTTTTGCAAGTTATCACTCCAATTAGTTATATTTAGCGCGAGAGATATCTACGGTACCAGTTATGAAATTCGGGGTAAACGGTCTTCCAACTATGTGTTTTATTGAAGTCGTAATTGTTCAAATGTGCGAGCATTGCTTTGATTGCCACAACTGATGAATCGGGACAAATATTTTTTACAGTTTTATGCACCCAATGTGATTCGGGTAATTTTTCTAATATAGCGTCACGATATTCATGTGTAACCGTCGACAGATCGTACGTACCAAAACATTGATGATAAGAGATAGCCACTGGATCTCCCAATCTATTGGTTGAAAAATTATCAGAATGCCAACTTTCTAGTTCTTCGACCCAGTATGCATTTAAAGGACTAACTGTACGCTCAATGTTGAACATCAAATTATTTGGTGCATTTTCCTTAAACCACGATATATTTTTATCCACTTCAGACCACACCATAGGCCATCTCTGATATTCCATCCTTGGCCCAATATCATCAAGACTAAAATGTAGTTCAACTATTTTAAATTTTTCCCAAAACTTTAATACCTTATCCGGGACTCTAGCGGTTCCATTTGAATGATACCATAAAGATATCTTTGATAAGTCTGTGACTTTTTCCAACTGTTCTAATACCTGAAGGTGTGTTAGGGTCAGTAACGGCTCCCCACCTTGGAAATGTATATGTCGTAAATTATGAGTGGGAATTGTAGCGACAATATCTAAAATATTATCTAACTTTTCTCTTACTTGATATTTCTTAATTTCAATCTTGAGCTTGGGATCATGTTCTATTTGTCTCCAAAGCGTACTAAATTGTGGACCACATATATTACAGGCCAAATTACAAGTAAAGTCTGCCTGTATGTCAATTTCTATAACCGAATCGGGCAGATGCCACAGTGTGCCTCTCCTGTCGTTTTGCGCTTGACGACGACTATAGTTACCATTTTGCTCATTAACCGTACATGATGAGCATTCCTGGGGCAGGAGGTTATACTCTAGATTATTCTTTCTTATTTGAACAATATCCGAAGCATTCCAATATTCTTTGTTGATGTCGTTGTTGACCACAAATTTTTTATTGTATAAACAACAAGGTTTTGCAAACCACAAAGATTTTTCTGTATTATATTGAAGCCAGAGGCCACCTTGTAAATCAGCACAATAGTTATTATTCGACACTTTTTTTAATTCCTGCTAACATCTGCTTGAGTGCAGTACTATCCACTCCGCCGCCTACCTTGGGACCTTGTTGCCATGCCGGTGTCTCCGAGGCACGTTCGAACTTGTCTGCCCCGTCATCATCACTGGCTGGTTTGTTTTTAATTTGATTCATATAACTGCTAAGTGGTGGGCCGCCTTGTGTATTTGTATCTAATCCCGGATCTGTAATACGCATGGTTTCAACATTGTATTCAAGATCAATCTTTTGCCCAACACCTGTACTACTACGCGATTTCATACATTGTATTTGATACTTGCCGCGCTCACGCATAGCACGACTTGTAAAGATACCAAACACATTATCAGCAGTATTGATTTTGGAAATACCACCACTAATATGACTATGGTCAAATTCAACTTCTTCGACCGCACTTCTATTTAACTGACTTGCTGTTACCATTAACACACCCAGTTCTTTTGCCAGGTTACGTAGTTCTTCACTCACATACTTGTCTTTAACAAACAAGTCATTGGGACTAACTTTGGCACTGATTGGCATCAGCAAGTCCAAGTAGTCAATCATCATGAAGTCTACTTTTTTGCCTGTTTGAATTTGATATTCTTTTAAGAAACTGCGTATATCATTGATGTTGCTCTGTGCCGGTAATGCTTTGACTTGATAACTGCCCGACTTCTTACCGACCATAGCAACACGTAAACTTGTGTTATCAATATCCTTACGAATATCTTTGGTACTGGTACTGGTCAACATGGCATCAGTACGCAAACTAGTAAGTTCTTCACTTAGTTCCAAACTGATGTAAACACCATGTAAGCCTGATTGTACCCAATTAAGAGCAATGTTCATCATGACCAAACTCTTACCTGACCCCGAGCCTCCGGCAAAAATGTTTAGTTCACCACGACTAAATCCACCATACAGTAGTCGATCCATTTGTGGCCAGCCTGTACTAACTTGTCCGCCGTTATCAAAATACTTTCTAATACGTGCCGCTGGATCAGCAAAGTAATCTGTTCCCAAATCTTTGGTTAAACTAATTTGTACTGCATCTTTGATTAATTTTTCAATTGGCCCAAAGTCACCTTTTTCCAACAAGTCTGCACCTTTTAAAATTGCACGTTCAAGACTTTGTCTCCGGGTAAAGGACTCAAACTCATTTAAGAACCATTCATTATGTTCTTCCATCTCGGGCATGGTCTTTAACTCTGTGCCTGTGGTTGCTTTGATTTGTTCCAGTGTGGGAAGTGTCTTGTACTTTTCACTGTACTCACTAATAAATGTAGCAGTTTCTCGTAGACTGCGATCAAAGTTTTCAGGATTATAAATGTTTTGAACACGCACATAGTTTTGTGCATCTTGTAACATCATTTCTAAAAATAGTTTTTGTATGTCTGTGTTATATTCTTTATTCATGTTAACTATGTATGCGCTTTTTCATTAATTCTATTTTTAATCGACTCGATTGCTTGCCTTCAATAATACTTTTCAGTACAAACAATTTGCCGTACTTGGCAACAGCTTCTGCAACATCTTTGCAGGTTTCATTCCATATGGGGAAACTAACACTCCACCCATATTCTACGGCCTGATCAACTAATCGTTCTCCGGCCCATACCAGTTTGCCCTTGACTTCCTTAAAATCAAAATCCGGTACCACAATAACTTCACGGGTCAAACTATCGATGATATCAGCTTGAACTTCATTGCACTCATTGCTTAGTACTGCAACACCATCTACGCTCATTGCATCAAACGGACCTTCCATAACCAACACAAACTTAGATTCTGGTAACTGATTGTTGGTGTTGAATACAAAATTGGATTCATGATTATTATGATATTTGGGCTTTACATTATCTTCCCATGTACGTGCTGTGTATCCAATAACGTCACCCTGCCAAATAAAGGGAATAATCAATCTCTTATGTAAATTATATGATTCGTGTTGGGTTGTGTAAAAATCATATTTGTGAAAATCTATCTTACGATCATAAACATAGGTAAATGCTTTCATAAACTGCGGATGTATTTGATCATCATCTTCCTGCAGTCTAACAAAAGTCTCCCACTGCTTGAAACTTACTGCATCGTCGGGCAATGGTCTTGTTTTGAAGGTTACTTCTTCTCGTTGTACTTTTTCTAATTGTTCGGGCGCAATTACGTCCTTGACACGGATAGCATCAATGACTAAACGCTTTACTTCGTTTTCGCTGGCTCCGAACCAACTCAATAACTTACGGAATTTATATGTTAAATGACGCCCCGGAACATAACTGGCTTTGAAGTTGCAATTAAAACAGTGATAACTGACACCGCCGTCTGGATTAGATACTAATCCTCCTCTGCCTCGAGAGTCTGCCGACTCCCCACGGTGCGGACAGCAGACGGCATTAAAACTGGTCCACCCTGATACCGAATTGGTCTTTCGCCGAACCGGCAACAAACTGTTTACAGCATCAAGAATCGAGTTTAGCATCCTACTATTATATAGGAAAATTTGGACAAGGTCAAACTATTAGATACAATTGTGGTTACACACCAAACTGTGTTTTGTAAGCGACATAGTTCTGTTTTATCTGCACTTGAGACAATTTGGTATTGTATAAACACATGTTGGCCACATAGCCCCAAGGCTGGTCGTTGGCTGATTGGATATTGCCCCACGCATAGTGATATTGTCCTGCCACCGATTTGGCTGACGCAGAGCCAACCTGTTGTCCATTGATATAAAATGTTTGCCCCGAAGCATCACCCACTGTGGCCCATTGTGCCCAGACATCGCCATAGGCCGCCATGTCGTAACCACTACTGTTAAAGCCGGTGTTGGCAGGAAGATTGTCCCACATGCCCAAGGTATTGGTTCCTGTACTAACAACGATAGCATGACCACCTGTGCCACCAGATCTAAACAGGGTTCTATAACCTGTAGTAGTGGATCTTACTCTAGTCCAGGAGATATAGGTAAAGTTTGTGGCTATCGGTATAGTGGATTGGGACATGGCCAGGATGACCTGACCATTGTTGCTACAGTTGAAACATTTCACTCCTCCCAGTACAGTATAAAGATTACTATTGCTTAGAGTGTGTGTATAGCCATTGCCTGAAAGATCGTTTAGGGTAGTGCCAGTACCGCCGTAACTAGAGGCATTGTTGGCATCAAGCCAGATGGCAAGATTCTGCGTGGTGATGTAGGCATCGGCCACTGTGAGTCCTGTGAGCGTTACACCTTTTATAATCATGTGTTTTTAGTCAATTCTGATATAGCCATAGTAGGCTGTTTGGCTAGACCCGCTGGTGTTGTTGATACCAAAGTCAAATCTATTGGTGGTTGCACTGGGAGCCACACTGCTACGAACTATGGTGTTGGTAGTGCCCGTAAACTGATTGGGTATGCTGGTAAAATCAATGGGCGTTCCACCACCTGTA